TGGGTCGAGTCGAACATGAGGCAAATTGGTAGCCTGACAAGAAACGTTCCTAATAATGGAAGAACCATCATCGTACTGGAACGACAGAGCAGCAAGGCCCTGTGTAAATGGCGTAGCGTTCAACTCCAAAGTAAAAACAAGTGTGAAACGCGCTCCATACGCTCCTCGAATTCTACGGGAATCTCCTGAGGCCAGCGTCCAAATCTCATTGGGGTTCAGTTGGTTAAGAAACAAAGGCAATCTAGTACCAAGTGTAATATTACCAACGCTAATAATACGCGGACGCTTGTAATACTGGAAAAGGTCCTGCAGTTCCTTTTGTGGCTGCAGGTCCACTGGTGGTTTATAGTGGGCACCAAGCACTGAGACCGTCTCACAAGCCTCCTGAACGAAGGCAGTCTTACCCATAACCTCAGGGGTGGAGTTGATAGTTAAAGATTCAATGTTATTACAGTCTTGCAGACTATCACGCAGCAAAACATCATTGTTAGAAGATTCTTGTACTGAAGCAGGACAGTTTTACCCATGTGGTGAGGTCCCCATCACCACAGGTAGTTTCGTTTCTCTGGATATCGACCCTGAGTAGTAAGCTAAAAAGCACGATTATAATTCTACGCCCTGTCCACCGAAACGCTATTACGAAACAATACATTTGTAGCGCCTCAATGCGTATATGCGCAAAAAGTTCAATATACCACGCGAGCCGCACGACGCAAGCGGCGAAAAACGCGAGGAAAAGCCTGCAGATACAGAGACCTGAGCATCAAAGCCAGAATCAACTGCTGCTGCGTTAAACCGTCAAAAGTAGACAATTCAGCGTCAGTTAAAAATACTACAATATTAGCCTTCTCAGTAGTAGTTGTCTGTCCTTGTTTGAACAAGGCGCAGATACTCTTTCTTCTCAGGCAAAACGCGGGGCCGGTGTCCGACTTCCTCCATAGCGCTAATAATAAGCGCACTATACTTGCCCCACTCGTACTCCGGGTGCATGGAAAGCTCCTCAAGCGCGAGCTCCAACATCACCTTAATGTGCTCCTCCTCCTCAAGAGGCCGTTTGCACCAATAAGATGTGTGTAGGAAGCTGCCAAGCTCAAGAGGGGCGACCCAGCGACCACCGTCAATGCGGAAACCGCGCTTGAGAAAAGTCACCTCACAAAGTGTGGAAATAGGCTTCCACAAACCGTCCTTTCGGCCCGGCGTGTAAACCATTCCAAACTCTCGCAACATGGCCTGCGAAACGCTCACCTGATTGTACAGGTCAGACATCGCGCGGGACACGTTGGAAACGTTGTCGTCACCATACGTGATGGGCGACACCTGGTCCCAAAAGCCCGTCAAATCCTTGGTACAGGATATGTACGAACCAATGAGCAGCACGAGGCAGTAGAGCGAGTTGACAATCGTCGTCAGCGGATGACCACTAGGCAAAGACTTGTTCCACTGATATATGTACCACTGGTCCTTTCCGAGGC